CGTGCCAGAAATCGTGTTTGCCGCGATCTTCGCGCCGGTTACAGCGTCGTCTACAATTTTTAATGTTGTGACGGAATCTGTTGCCAGCTTGAGCGCTGTAACATTCGCATCAGCAATCTTGGCCGTTGTGACTGCGTTATCCGCAATCTTGACCGTTGCAACCGCATCAGTCGCGAGCTTTGCTGTCGTTACAGAGCCGTCAGCAATGGTTGCCCCGCCGCTTGCAGCCCCCGTTTCAACAATGTTTGTCCCGTCAGAAAATACCTGCGCGTACTGCCCTGCGGTCAGGTCCACGCCAGAGCCACCAGTAGGGCGCAACGTGACGGTTTGACCGCCAACAGTGGAGTCCAGGACAACCCAGTGTCCGGCAGCCCCAGCAGACGTTTCTACGGCTACAGCGCCACTCAGCGTGCCAGTAAACTCAAGAACGGAAAACTGTTGCTGTGAGGTGGACAAGGCGATTGGCCCCGAACCGCCGCCAAGCGCCACCTCAAGGTCAATGCTGACCTTTTGTGTCAGCTTTTTATCCAGAACATCGAGGTTCAGGTTAATCTTGGTCCCCCAAGTACCGGAGGAGCCGCCCACCGCTGGCTTGGTCAGCGCTAGGTTTGTGGTGTTGGTATCGCTCATGGATTGCCCCCGGTGTGTCGGTCGATCTCGTACCCGTCAGCTTCGCGCAATGCGCTTGCGAGGCGATCTTTGTAGGTTTGCTCCCACGCTGCTTGGCGCGGTTCATTCTGATTGAAGGACTCTGCGTTCACCATACAGGCGCACAACAGCAAATCCGGCACGTTTTCAGAGTACCAGTTAGTGCTGTTGTCCACTGACAGGGCAGGGATGCGGCGTGCAAAGCTCGCGGTCAGGTCCGTCGCGCCATTGCTCGGCGGCGCGACAATAAACTGTCCTGTAGAATACTCTGCGTAAACACGTGGCACGCCAACAGGCTGGCCAATAGCCAGCGATTGCAGGACTTCCAACGTGCGCTTAGTTAACAGCGCGCCATTTTTCACCCGCAAAGAACGCAGGTAAACAGCGTTACTTGGGTAGCTGAACACAGACACGCTGTTCGATGTCGCAACGTCGGTGTTCAGCGTCAGCGCTGGAACCACCAAATCACGGCTCAGACGCTGTTCTGCTTGGTCGATGAAGCCCTCTAGCGCTGCTGTAAACTCTGCAGAACTATCAGTCTGACCAATTGCGTATTCGGTGATGCGGTTTTTGAGCGCTGTGTAAGTTAGACTCATACGCGCTACCTCGGATTAATTTTAATTGAGCCACGCCCGTAAGTCTCACGTCGGGCGCGCTCAATGGCCTCAGCCTTTTGCTGCATCAACATGCTTAGGGTGGATTGCCAAGACCCGTCACGGGCTGGCATAGGCGTTTTACGGCACAGGTTGAGCGCCAAAGACGCAGCAAGCGCATCGTACCAAAGGCGAGGAACAGGCATCACAGCGTCAAAAGCGCTGTCAGGGCCGGTAATGAACTTTAGCCCTGTGATGTTAAGGCTTACTTCACCTGTTGGCGTCGGCCATAGCGTGACCGCCACAGGCTGAGAGCCAGTCTGCGCGTAGTGCGTTGGCACAGCCGCAGTGCTGGCGTCGAAGGATTGCAACTGGGACAGGCTTACAAGCGCAAGCGCGCTTACAGAGCCATCAGCAGCGGTCGCCGCGATGGAGCTTACAACTCGCATAGCATTCGGCGTGTTGAAGGCCGTCTGCCCCGCTATCACCGTTTGCGTCGCGGTCGTCTCGGTTAGCGAGTGAATATGATAGGTGCCGTGGTTTTCAATGTCGATCAGAGCCATTTCAAGGCTCACCAAGGCAGAATTGTACTGTCGCCCTGTGACCATGCTCAGATTGTACCCGGCGCGCTCAAACGCCTCGTCAATCAAAACGAGCGGATCAAAAGTTACCATCGACATGCGGCACGTCTCCTAAAGGAAAAGGGCGACCCTTTCGAGCCGCCCTATCAAAGCTCAGCTTATGCTGCGCCTTCGGAGCCGTAGACCCCGCGTGGGTCAGTCCAGCCAACGGAGTAACGCTCAGAGGTCCAGTACTTGAACACTTCGCGCTCGCCATCTTCCATGTGCTTTTGCTCCAGCTTTTGACGCTGGAACAGCTTGAAGGTGTCAGGCAGGTCCGTGATGATGAACCAAGCGTCATCGTCGGTGAGGTAATGGTTCACAGAGTAACCACCGGGGATCCGGCCCTCATCGTAGATGACGTTCTTGTCGTTGTGGTTGTTGCCAACACGACCGCGCGAAGACGTAAGGATACGAGACGCGTTGAAGTCGTTTGCAGGCGCAACCAGCAGCATCTTTGGCTTCACCAGAATCTTCATGCCGCGACCGTCAGTAAACTGGCTGATTGCCGTCAGAGCGGACTCCAGAGCAGCTTCAGACAGGTCTACAGGCGTACCAGCTTTGTTTGACCAGGTGCCACGTGCATTCGGGTGATCGGTCGCCAGAAGCGCCTTACCGTCGCCGCCCGTGTAGCTGGAGTTAAAGCCGTTGTTGAAGACGTTGGCAGCACGGGTCTCTTTGGTCTGCATGTTACCGCGAACCATAGAGCGAACCAGACGTGGAGCGATGGACAGGTATTGGTTGTCATCCACCATTTCACGGGTGATCTGGAAGCCGTGGGTCAGCTTAACGTGGGTGTACCGCGTCGTGGAGCCTTCACCGGCAGTCTCGTACTGGACGGACTCACCTTCAGCTGTTTGACGGGCGTGACCCAGCCCAATGATTTCCTGATCTTCCTCGAACGCCTTAGTGGACTTCGGGTTGTCGAAAATCTTGGACCATTGTGGTTCGTGGTCAGCATACGCATCACCAAAAACCTTGTTCAGACCAACAAGCAGGTGCTTGGGGAAACTGTAGCGATTAATCATTTGTCAGTCTCCCTTAAGTACCAACAGGCGACTTATGCTGATGGAAGTCGTCGTTGATGACGACCAGCATACGAGCATAGTCAGATTCAGAGTCATTATCCTCGGTACGAGCAAAGCCGATAACGCGAAGCACGTCAGCAGTCGTTGCAAAAGTCGCGCTATTCACTTGCGCAGTACCTTTGCCGTAGCGCTTAGCCGCCGCAGCGTCGCCACCAAGAATAAAGTCACAGTTATTACCAACGGTGTTAATGCCCGAAGCGCCGCTTGCAGCGATCTGGAAGATCGTGTCCGGATCATCGTAAACCAAAGCCCGTGCGGCCTTCAGTTCAGCTTGAGCAAACTTACCGTGGTAAGAGAAGTTGTTGCCGCCCTGAGCGGCCTCAGCGAAGTCGTACTCCACGCCAGCAAACACACCCACGATCTTATCGCCAGCGGCAGCAAGCTCGATGTTCCGGCCGGTGCCGGAGAGCTTTACTGGGTCGCCGCGGTGAATCGCAGTCGTGTAGTTGAGAGCAATGGTGTACTCGTTAGTTTCAAGGCAACCTTGGCCTTGATGATCTACAGGGACGAAACCCTCAGTCGAGTTTGGATTAGCCATTTTTCCAGTCCATTTAGGACCGCAATGTCACTCCAAGTCGCTACATAGTATGGCGAGTTTAATCTCCGCGCGGGACAAGACCCTGATCGTTACTGAACGTCTCAATCATTTCGTCGCCTTCTCGGCGCGCATCAAGTGGAGTTTCATCGCGGAATTGTCGAAGCGCCGAATTAGCGTCGTCCTGAGTGCGCTGGGCCAAAGCCTCGCGTTCCTCTTGAACCCACTCTTCCGGCATGTGCATGAGAACGTGACCACTCGCCAAAAATGCGTTGGCTAGAACTGGATGCTCGCGCCCCGTTGCCGTTGGCCTCTGGTTCATAGGAACCGTATCCAAGGGGCGAACCTCCCAGCCTGATTGGCGTCGTCGGTCGAAATTATCCCAGTCGTCGTCTCCTGCGAGACGTATCCGCACCCATCGCTGCGCCATGCCAGGCAGTGCCTGAACATTGGGGAATACGCCATCATGTCCCTGTCTTCGCCTAGCCCGCGGCCTCATTTCGGGGCGGCTCTCAGCGGCGCGTGTGTCATCGGCTCGGGTCGCGGCAACAGATTGTGCTGCGGTGTCCTTGGATGATTTCGCTAAAGAACGTGATGTCGCTGTGCGACGGGATGGTGTCCGGCGTGCGGCTGCTTTAGCCATTGTGCTATTCCTGTCCTGCTAGTCGTTTTGCAGCTTTCCAGCTGCGTGCAGAGTTTTCGTCGCGAGGGTCATACCCCCACAAAGCCATTGCTCGCTTGTCCTCGGCTGTAAGCCGAATCCCGCTTTGCTTTGATCTTCGTGAAGGTGGACTCTCGCCACTGGGCGGAAGCACGTCGGACTGCCGCTTAGCGCGGCGCGGCGGCTCGTTGTCCGCATTTTCTTCCGCACGTTGGCGGTCGAAATAGTCTGGCAGCGCTCGGGCTGCTCGGCGCTCAAGCTCATCAAAGTAGCTTTGGCTGCCGTATTCAAAAGTTCCTTCAGCAGCCAGCGCGTTATCAATGCGCTGCAATTGCTGTGAAGCGGCCTGATCTTGGCCGTACCAATCAGAAATGCCGTCCATAAAGTCGGCCATCGCCTCTTGGTCGATGCTTGGTGCTTGCTGTTGCGGCTGCTGCTGTGCTTGCTGCGCCTGCTGTGCCAGCGCTTGCGCCTGCTGGTCAGCCTGTGCCTGCGCCTGCCGCAACTGGTGTTCTTCATACTGAGCCGCGTTTAGCTTGCGCTGAAGCTCAACGTGCTTGGCTGTCTCGCCGCTTTCCAGCGCCTCAACCATCTGCTGCGATAGCGCTTCTACTTCGCGCTGCTTAGCCGATAAGTGCGCTGTAACTTGGCTTTGGTAGCTTGTTACTTGCGTATTAGCCGAATACGCCCGTAGCTGTTCGTTCTCAGCGCGCAAACGGTCTAATTCAGCACGGCCAGCATCAGTATGCCCCTTGCCACGCTTACCCCTCGGTCTGCGTCGGCGCTTGGGTTTGGTCTCGACTTCCTCCAGCTCGTCGTCCAGCGTTTCGTCGTCGCTGTCCGGCTCTTCGTCTTCTGGCTCGAACGCGGATACGTCCTGCTCGGCGTGCCTGTCGGACTGGTCCTGTGGGTCGCCCGGCTCGGCTATGTCGTCGTCGGAGATTTGCCATCCGGCTTCTTTCAAAGCCTGTAATTCTTCAGGGCTGGTCTCATCAAAGACCGCGTTCCCATCTTCGCTCTCTTTACGGGCCATTAGATCCAACCCTCCATGCGGTCAGCATCACCCAGCGAAAGCTCGTCATCGTTAAACACCCGCATTTTCAGCAGGAAATAACCTGTCGAGGTGTCCCTCATCCCTTCAGGAACGTGCTGGTTGCCAATCTTGGCCTCCTTCACTTCCCCGGCGTAGGTGTTGAACCCGACAAAATCGCCAACCTTAACCCACGGACCCTGCGTAAAGCGCTCGGGGTCGTAAGCGTGCGGACCTAGCTTTGCAACGCGCCCTACTGTCCCGGCCATCGTCGCGTCATCGCGAACCGTGTCGGGCAACAGCAAACCGCCATCTGTCTTTGTTTCGACGTGCGGAAGCACGACAAGAACTTTCCAACCCAAAGGGGTCGGCAAGAAAGGCGCGATCACTTCAGGATCGGGCCACACTAGCCGTTGGCTCATTCAGTTTTCCTCGTTGAGAATAGGGGACTGTCGCTTAGTCTTCTTCGGTGCGAACAATCAGCCGCAACGCGTCAGTCCAGTCTTGGATGCACGCGTCTACCGTCAGCAGCGTGTATTTCGCCGCTATCAGCTCTTCGTGCGTCATGTTGGGGGCATTCTTTAGCAGCTTCTTTTCAGCTGCAGCCCGGCGCTCCCTGAACCGCTCTAGCGCATGATCGTGCGCGTCTTTAATCATCTAAGCATCTGAGGCGCTGCCATACGCAACGCTTGAGCAGTCAGATGAAACGGCGACCCCTGCCCCGCGTCCTTCAGTTCCGCAAGGAACCGTAGGCTTTCACGCAAGCTGAAGTCTGTAACAACCCCGTGCAACTCTTGTGCGGCCATCGCTAACGTGGCCGCGCTCACACCCCGTATGTTGTGCTTCTGCAAAACCGCTCGGGCCATATCGGTCGGCGTCATCGCAAGCTCCAACTGTTGCACGGGAAAAGAAAACCCCCACAGCATGAGGTGCCTGCGGGGGTTCTCTAAGAAATCAACGGCGGCACTAGGCCGCGCATAACATATAAATACCTTCTACTAGACCCCATTGCAATACATCTTGGGTTATTTTTTAGGCTTTTGCTTTGCAACGCGGCCCTCACGGTTAATTTTAGCCGCTGACTCCGCATCCTTCCGCGCCTGATCTGCCTGCGCAATCGCGGCCTCTAACTCGATCTGCGCTTGCGCCTCAGTGTCCTTGCGTTGGGCGTCCGCTTGCGCTTGAGCGGCTTTGATCTGGATCTCAGCCTCAGCTTGCCCTTGCTTTATCTGTGCGCTTGCCTGCGCCTGCTGTGCCTTTAGCTGCATGTCAGCTTGGGCCTGCTGCATCGCCTGCTCTTGCGCCATCATCGCCGCTTCTGCCTCGGGATCAACCTGCTCGCCCTGCTGCTCGATCTGCTGCTGTTGCTGCTGCATCATCAGCATGGCAACCGCTGCACTGATCTGACGCTCCATTTCAGGGTCAATGCCGTTGAACTTTTGATACTCGCTCGGCGTCATGTCCGGCGGCGGCAATGGGACGCCCAATTGCTGCGAAATCTCAACACGCGCTTTGAATGAGTAATGCTCAGCCATATGAGCCAAGTACGGCCCTTCCATCTGGCTCTGGAACTGCTCGGGCAGGTTCATAAACCACGCCTCATGCGCCGCCATATGGTCGTCGTGGCCCTGATCTATGAACGCCATCACTGGCAACCCACGCATCATAGCGTCATGCTCGCTCACTACATCCAGTCGCGGCACCTTGTCTTGGTCGGACAGGAATTCGTCAGGGTTCTCATAGCCAATCACCCGCAAGCCTTCTTCGGCCAAATACCGCTGGTCAAACAAGTCAGGGAACTGGCCAGCCAAGTCTAACGTGGCCTGATAACGCGCATGGCGCTGCGTCTCGCTGAAGATATTAGGGTCAGAAACCGGAACAATCGTAACAGCCCCGGCAAAGTCTTCCGCAAACACACGGCGCTCGTCACCCTTGATGTTGTACGGATACCCCGCGCCCATATCATCAACGATAAACTCACGGTTCAAACGCTGCAAAATGCGCAACTGGTGGCCTACAGCGCGGTGTGTGCGCTGGTGAATCTGGCTGAATACCTTATGCCCCTGCTCAATCCGCGCCAGCATGGTCCCAACTGCCGTATTCCCTGTGTCGCCGCCCGTCATGGCCTCGGTCGTAGACATGAAATCACGGCCCGTATCAACCAACATGCCCATCAACGAAATCAAAGCGCTGCTCGGCTCGTTGAACGGCAATGGCACAATGCCTTTGTTCAGGTCTTCAGCGTCCACCTCAACCTGTAAGAACTCGCCCGGCTGCGGTGTCCAGTTTTCGCCGCCCATCTTCGCGTCACGGGCAATAAACCCGCTCGGCATGTTGTTCCGGTGCGCTGCATCCAGAACAGAGCGCAAAGCCCCGGTCGCGGCCTTCTGCAAATCACCGATCAAATGCAACAGCCCAAAACCATAAAACCCAGCGCCGGGCATGTATTTGAAGTGCGTGAAATACTCAACCGGGCGATGGAACTGGTCTTCTTCGCGCCAATTCCGCTTAATCCGCAAAACCTTGTGGCTGTTCTTGTCTAGGTGAACAATGTACGGCTTGGTTCCGTCAAAGATGCTGTCCCGCTCGTCACCGTCCAGCCCCGGTATACTCAAGCGCGCATGGACTTCGTAAACGTAGTAAATGTCCTCCAGATACTCCGATACAGCCGCCTCGCGCCCGTCCAGCTGGTCAAGCGCATCCGTCAGTGTGCTAGAGCCAACATCATCCGCTCCGCCTGTATGCGGCACAGGGTCAACGTCGGCAAAGTATCCTTGGTCGATGAGCTGGTACATGCGCCAACCGGGATACTTCAGCACAACCGTTGCGCGGCTTGCGTCCGCTAGGCTCTCCGCGTGATACGGCACGATCATGTCATCAGCCATAATCATGCGCAGGCTCGGGCGCTGCTTTGCATCATCGTAGAAAATCTTGGTAAACGCGGACCCCTGCAACGGGAGCCAGAACAACAGCTTGTCCATCTCCTCGTAGGCTTCAGGCATCTCTACCGTGAACTGGTAATTCAGGAACTCCGCAACACGCTCGGCGCGCTCCCGGTCTTCTGGTGCGGCGTCACCCGGCACCATACATTTCGCAGGGCCAGCAGCCGGGAAATTTTCAGCCATTGCACGGGCCTGAAACTGCACAACACCTTGCGTTATCATGGGGTGATTCACCCGGCTCGCCCATTCGGGCAGCATGTCCAAGCCTTCTTCGTTGCTCGTCTCCGCCTTTGCGCCATCGGTCATTGGGCTATCAAGCGCGCCAAGCGTCTCAATGCCGCGCACGATCCGGTTTTGCCAGTCCTCGCGCGTGTCTTCGTCGGCCTCGATGGACTCTATCAAGTCGCTGCCGATACGCTGCAACACGTCATCATCAAGGTACTCAGCAAGGTTAGCGTCAAACGGCGCTGCGCTCGCGTCCATCGCTTCATTAGGGTCCACAAACTCGATCCCGCCATCAGGCAGGTCAATCGGAATGCGTGCTACGTTTTCATTCATGGTTCTTATCCGTATAAAGGGCCGCTATTCACGCGGCTCGGGGCTTCTGGTTTCTCGTCGTCTGTTGCCGTCAGATCGTGCCTACGGTTGCGGATAAACCGCCAAGCCTGAGTGCATGTATCGACGTAATCATCTGTGACCCCGTTGGGGAAAACGGCGCATTCGTCTACGACCTCGTTGGCCCAATTCGTTTCGGGCGCGTAGATCATGCCGCTCGCCAAGTACGCTTGGCATATGTAAGCGCGCTGCACCTTGTCCTTGGTCGGCATGACCGCCATTACAGGCAAGCCAGCGCGCCGGAACTCCTGCTTCAAAGGGCGTCCGTTGGACTTGTCCTCGATCAAGAACACGTCTGGCCGGTGTGGGTTGTACCATTGGTCCCACATCTCTCGGGCCTGCTTGCGGACCTCGACGTAATCAACCTGCCCCCGCCATGCGTCCATCAAGAACACACGCGGCGCTTGATCGTCGGTGAAGGTCTTCTCAACCGCCCACACAGTACAAGCCGTGTAGCTGTTACCGGCCACTTCCTTTTCACTCGCAGCCAAGTCCCACGACATCACGATGTAATCAATCTCAGGAACGTGCTTGGGCGATCCCGCCGGGAACCGTGACCACCATTTGCGCTTCAACATGCCGCCGCCAACCGGAATCGGCTTCTGCATGTACTGGGCCTCGAACATGAACGGATCAGCCTTCCGCTGCGCCTTCAGGTCCGTCAGCCGCTGCTTTGCGGGCCAATAGCTCTTGGCGTGCTTGGTCCCGTCGTCAATGATCGCTGGTAACTGGATATGGTCGAACTCCACACCCAGTCGGCCTTCCAGCAGCCAATTCGATATATCGTCCAAGTGCAGCCGTTGCATAATCACAATGATCGGCGTCGTATCCGTAGCACGGCGCGACAACACAACCCGGCTCATGCGGGTCTTGGTGTTCTCCCGGTAAATCTGGCTGTTCATTTCGTCGGGCTTCTGCGGGTCATCAATCACAATCGCGCCCTCGAACTGCTCCGGTGCATCAGGGTCCAGCCTGCCAGCACGGAAGCCGACCGGGTTTTGCCCAATGCCCATAGCCAGCAGCCCACCTGCGCGCTTGCCATCCTCCATCAAATTCCAGCGCTGTTTGGCGGTCGTGTCCTTACTCATGGAAACTGTCGGATACATGGCCCGAAAGTCCTCATGGTTGAATATGTCCCGTATGTATTCCGAATTGTTGTTCGCAAGGTCCGGTGAACTGGTCAGGTGCATGAACCGGGCGCGGCTGTTCAGGGCCAGATAGTACGATATGAACCCTGTAACGCTCAGCTCGGTCTTACCCCCACCGGGCGGCATGTTGATTAACAGGTTTTGGTGCTTGCCCTCCGCCACGTCCATCAGCGCGTCAGCAAGCCAGACGTGGTGACTGTTCAGGTCGTAGCGCGTCCCTACCCGCTGCCGGACCCAATACGCAGTCCACAGCAACAAATCGCTCTCGATGCTCAGCCGCAAGGCTGCACGGTCCTCGTCGTTCAGCGACGCGGCACCCTCGCTCAGAAAGTTGTCAGGCGGGGTGTCGTGATACGGGTCAGGGGCAATATAATTCATGCTCAGTCTCGGGGCGTTGCATCCAAGTCTTTCAGGGCTTCAGCGAAGAACGACCAAGCCAGTGCGTGCACGGCTAGTCTGTCGCTGTGTACGGCGTCACCAGTCTGGCGCGCCTCATGAGCGTAGCGAGCCAGCTTGTTTGCTGTCCGGCTTGCCGCTCGCTGTATCTTCTGCGCGTCCGTCACAACATCTGTCCGCACGGGTAGTACCAAGAGAAGGCCGCAACCGCCGCAATCTCTAGCGTTGCCGCCTCTTTGCCCACCATGTCGGCCTCGATTAGGTAGCGCAGGATCATGTTGGCCGTCGTCTCGCTGTCTTCCAGCGCGTGCATGACACACGAAATCGGTTTCCCGCTGGTCATAATCGCCGCGACGTTGGCACCGCTCACCACCCCGGCGATATATTTCCATATCGGATGGTCGGGATTGCTGCGCTGGTCGTTCAGCGTTTGCAGATACTCCGTCCCCGGTGTCATTTGCTGCATTGGTGTTTGCGCCCTCGATGCCGGGGCTATGGCTGTCGCGGCAATGATCGCCGCCAGTGCGTGCTTTCTCATGCTCGCCTCCAAGTGGCGGGAGCAGCAACCGTTGCTATGAGTGAATTAGCGCCTTACGTGTCGGGCGATTGTTCAATTCGGTCACTGCCCCCATGATCGGACGGGCCGATTTCGTCCATCGGCTCGCCGCATTGCGCGCAGGTAATTTCCGTCCTGGACTCCGGCGCATGGAAGACGTTGCACGTTGCGCAATGTCGGATTGGATAGCCACGGGCAAAAGCCTCGGCCACGATCTGCCCCACCATTAGGCCTTGAACATGACGTGACCTAGCTCCGTCGGGCCGCTGTGATACTTGTCCCATACGAACCACGCGCTATTCGCCGGGGGCTTGGCGTTGCTGCGTGCTACTCCGTCCGGCCACATGGCAAAACGGTCTGCAAATGCCCAAACGCGGCTTACTGGGTATCGGGTGAACAGTCCCTCGGCTCGCCCAACCCCGCACCACCACTGGAACGGCATAAGCAAACACACCTTGTCGGGATCGTGGGCCAGTAGGCACAGGGCGATTTTCTCCGCTGCCCTACGATCTGGCTCCGTGCCGTTGTGACCATAGGGAGGATTGGTGACGATATTGGCGGCGCGTGGCTCCATCGTCAGCACGTCATCGCCCTCGCTGATGTCGGTGCCTACGACCTTGTATCCGTGGCAGCGTAGCTCCTGCACCATCCAGCCCTCTCCGGCGCACGGCTCCCAGATCGGGCCGAAGAACCGCTCAACCCGGCACAGGGCGGCAGTCGCAGGGGGCGGCGTGGGGTAATAGTCCCGCGTCGCCCTGTCTGCTGCTGGTCTTACTACCGCCATAGCTGGCCGCTACCTCGCGCCTCGTAAGCTGCGCTGCGTAGCTCGGCCATCGTCATCCCGTCTGGTATCAGCGCAAGCTCGCTGCGCCTTGTGCGGGTCTCGTCAACGTATTTTGTTTTCCCGCTGCGGGTCTCAGTCTCCACCTTGACCCAGCGCACCTCGACCGTCCGAAACATGCGCGCTCCGTCCGGCATCGTCACTACGTCGATATGCAGCGCCGGGTCTGGCACCTCGGGCCGGGCCTTGCGTGCCAGTACGTCGGGGTGTTCAAGGTTGTGCGCCACGACCTTGTTGTCGCTGGGGTGGCTCACGCGGCTGGGCCGGGCAGCTTTAAGCAGCGTCATGCTTCGCCGCCCTCCTCTACCAAACTGAACCAACTAATTGGCCTGTTGTGGCAGATGCGGCGCTGGCTGTTACTCATACCGACCTTTTGCCACGGGCCTGACCGGAATATCGCGCCCATGACACGGGGATCCTGTCCCG